AGGGCAAGGGCTTCTGCGGGTACTGCGGCGGCCACCTGATCGGCGAGAGCGGCCGGGGTAAGACCGGCAGCAAGTACTATTATTACACCTGCGCCAACCGTAAGAAGAACCACACCTGCCGCAAGAAAAATGAGAAAAAGGATTTCATTGAGTGGTATGTTGTGGAACAGACGGTGGAATACGTCCTGTCGCCTGATCGGCTGGACCGGATCGCTGAAGCCGTAGTCGCTGAGTATGAAAAGGAATTCGACCGAAGCAAAATCGATGAGTGCGAAAAGCTGATACGCCGCCTGGAGGCAGAGGCCAGTAAGCTGGTAGACGCGCTGCTGGATGCGCCGAAGTCCGCCCACGGACCCATCGTCGCGAAATTGGCAGCTACGGAGGAGCAGAAGCTCGCCGCGGAGAACGATCTGGCCAAGCTGCGCATCGCCTGCCGCGCCTACCCGAAGGTAGATGAGGTTCGCGCCTGGCTGAATCGATTCTGTCATGGCGATCTCTTCGACATGGAGTTCCGGCGCAACATCATAGATACCTTCATCAACGCGATCTATCTGTATGACGACAGAGTCCTGATATTTTACAATATCCGGGGTGGCAAGCAGGTATCCTACATCGACGTTTTGACGGCCGAAGAGGAAGGCCTGCTGTCTGGTGAAGTTTCGGATTTGAATGCGGATGCTCCACCACTTATCATCAAATCCGAACCCTCCATCGTATTCGTGAACGGGACGTTCGGGTGTATCTTCCAGAGGGAAGAAAAATAGAAAGCGTGAGAAGTCAATCCGATTTCTCACGCTTTTCTTTTTAAACGTCCAGTGTCATGGTTGGTGGAAATTTTTTCCATTGCGGTGCAACCCATTGACAAAGCTGCGTCGCCGTCGTATAATATACCGTAAGACGTTTGATCGACGCTTCATAAGAAGGGTGGGAAACGTATGGCGACTAGCAGTATTTTCCGGGAAATAAGACCAAAAGACAAGCGGAGTATTTCCAAATTGATTAAGGCGCTTGAACGTTCCGAAGCCGCTAGGGCTTCCAAGGCCGAAGAAGTAAAAATGTCGCGCCCGGTTTCTGATATGACAAAAGAACAAATGAAAAAGATATTCGGGGGAGAATAATGGACGGTTTCAAGGTTGCGAATCTTGACCTGCTATTGGAGGCAACCGGTGAGGAGGGGACAAAATCCATCCTCGCCGGTTATTCTTGCCCGTTAAATGAGGATATCGAAGATTTTCTGCACAATAAGGCGCTTGTATTCGCAAAGCAGGGCTTGGCAAAAACGCATCTGATTTTCGCCAGTTATAAGGGCGACACTGTTTTGGTGGGTTATTTTGCATTGGCAAACAAGACCTTATTTATTCGCAGAAGTGCCTCTCTGAGTGCAAGACTTCGTAAGCGCATTAATAGGTTCTCTAGAGTGTTACAGGACGCCAACGGCTATGAAATATCTGCGCCGCTCATTGCGCAGCTCGGAAAGAATTATGCAAACAATTATGATTCGCTGATTACCGGCGACGAGCTTCTACAAATTGCCTGCAATAAGATCAAAGATATTCAGTTGCTCATGGGCGGGAAAATAGCATATCTTGAATGCGAGGATAAGCCGAGGCTCCTGCAGTTCTATGAGCGTAATGGCTTCGTCCCTTTTGATAAACGCCCCCTCGATCCAGGGGATAGAAAAGTCTTCAAGTCTGACCATCTTGTTCAAATGATACGGTACTTTTAACTCGATATAATAATTGCGAGGCCGGGGCATGTCGCCCCGGCCTTGACGCGTGTCTATTCGCCCGATGACTTGACAAAACAATCTATCCGACTTATAATGACAGTGATAGAGCCCACCACGCTTAAGGCTTTGCCTGCGGACCACGGTTGGGCCTTTTTTATGCGCCGAAGCGGGCGGAGCCAGAAACAGGCCCCGCCCTTTGCGGCTATTCGTCCTTCGCCTGGTCCACCTCGGGCAGGCCCGCGATACTGGTCAGGATGGACAGCACGCCGGCCAGCGCCGACGCACTGGCCACCATCAGCCAATTGACTTCACCCAGTGCAGCGGCGGTTCCTACGGTCGCCACGGCGGTCTGAGCCACGGTCTTGACGGCGCGAATGGCCGCCGCCTTCATCCAGATCTTCACCTTGTTGCTCATGTGTTTTACTCCTTTCATCGTCCCAGAATGTATCCGGCGATCAGACCCAACGCGCCGATCACGGCCCACTTGATAATTTCAAAGGCCAATTTGCGCCACCGGTCCGCCGGCTCCCGTTCCAGATCCACCACGCGTTTCTCCACGCGGTCAATGGACTGCTGGGTCTTCTGCTGCGCGTCCACCACGCGCTCCATCACGTCGCCCTGGCGCTGTACGGCCAGGGTCAGATCATTAATCTGTACGATGCGTTCATCGTGCTCCTTCAGCCGTCGTCGGAACGATTCGTGCTCTCGCTCATTGGCGGCCATTTTTTCCCGCAGTTCGTTCAGATGCTCGCGTTCATACTGCTCCATGGGCTCACCCTCCAATCTGGCCATACTTGCCGGACACCCAGGCAAGCTGCCCCTTGTACTGGATGCTGACCCACCCATTGACATGGCCGCCGCCGTAGACCCAGGTGCTGCCCCTGGCCGCCACGCCCAGGATGTCGCCAGCCGTGCTGGGCTGGGAGCGGACGAAGCACTGCCCACCGACAATGGTGACCGTAGAGGCCTTCAGCTGCTCTGCCAGCGCAAATCTGGTCTTGGGCCCGACCTGCCCGTCTACGGCCAGATTTGCGGACCGTTGAAATGCCTTCACCGCTGTCAAGGTTTCCGCGCCGAAGTCGCCGTCCGCCCCATACTTGGGGAGACGGTAGCCCAGCTGCATGAGCTGCTGCTGAAGCGTCCGTACATCTTCGCCGCGCATACCTCTGCGAAGAATGCGCTCAGTGCCCGTACTGGGGCTGGTGGGCGTATTCCCGGCCTTGCTGCCATTGGACAGTACTACGACGGTATGCCCCTGCGTCTTCGTACAGAGAATATCACCGCGCATCAGGTAGTCGGAGCCATCCGTGTATTTAGAGCCCGTGAATTCAGTGAAGAGCCCCGTAGAAAGCAGAATCCTGCACATGTTCGCCGTCGAGAACCGCGCATCGGGCGCGGCCTTGAGAACGATATCGCTGCCGAAGGCGTAACCGCAGCAGACGCGCACCAGTGCCGAACAGTCCGTCTCGCAGGGTGTATCGGCCTTTGCAGGATCGAAGCCCTTATCCTGGACGATCTTCAGCAGGGTATCACGCTGCCACTGATCGTAGCCGATGTTGCTGTTCGCGCAGGCGCGTTCCATCGCGACGGCGATCTTCTCCCTTGCGGATACATCCTTCGCCCGCAGCACCTGCCAGCCTTTAGAGTGCTTGTACCAGGTCTGCATAGCAACCTCTTTGCCTGTCTGGTCTCCAGCTTTGCCGCCATGGGCCTTGCCGTTCTCGTCGATTCTCGCAGAGCCAATTTTTACCATAGTACCCCATCCTTTCTTTAGGTCGTCCAGGTAATGGTCAAACTCGCGTCGGCGGAAAACCGCGCGTAGTTGGTGCTGTAGGTTTTTCCATGGAGCACCGTCGTGTCGTCGGCGTACAGCACAATCCCCTTGTACGTGCCGCTGCCCAATCCGGTCACGAGCGCCGCAGGCAGCGCAAATTCCGCCGTCTGTCCGTTGTCGATCGTCCCCAGCACATAGCCCTCCGTGCTCAGCGCGGGGTTCCCGCTCTTTCCCGCGGCGGTCGTGCCGTACACCTTCACCTGCACCGGCGCACCCTTGCCGTAATTTTTCAGCCGGGTCAGTTTCAGGATTGCGGACTTCACCGTCCCGCTCACGCCGCTGACGGCGTAGAAAATACCGCCCTTGATCCGTCCGTTGCTCTTGGTGTACCCCTGTCGGATGTCGCTGTCTCCGCTCCACCAGTAGGTGGTGTACGTGCCCGTGGCGGCAGGCGCAAAGCTGGCGCTGCCCGTAGTGGGTACAGCCACACCGCTGCCGGTGTCGATGGGCACTGTCAACAGATCGCCCGGCGCGGCCATGAAATTCATACCCGTCCAGTCCCCGGATGGCCTGCTCCCGCTGTTGGTAATCCGCGTGCCGAATACCTTGTAGGCGTACTGAGTAGTCGTGCCCTTCATGACCGCGATGTCGATGTTGGTTCCCCAGCCCGCGTCCACGCCGGTTATGCAGTTGTATACCTCGCAGCTTCCGAATGTCACCACCGACCCGTTGTCGATGTGGTATCCCGCGCTTGCCGTGGAATACCCTTCCGCCGTGCAGGTGTTCAGGGAGACGTACCGGCAGTTATCGATCCACCACACATCGCCATTGGCGTTGCAGGCCCTCAGGCTAAGCACCCGCATATACGCGTTTATGTTGTTTATGGTGATTCGTCCGTACACCGTGTGGCCCTGGCCGACGATTGCAAGCGATGCGTTTCCCGCATAAATCCCGTGGACGCTCACGTTCTCATAGGTGTCGGTTTCCAGCTTCACCTCCGCGTAGTACGGCAGAAACCGGTCGTTCAGCCGGTCGAAGGCCTCCTGCACGCTGCGCACATAGCTTCCGGATTCCACCTGTGCGCTGGTGGCGCCGCTGTTGACGATGATCTGCCACGGCCCGTCGTAGCGCATGGCCACGTTGGGGGCGCTGAGATTCGCCGCCCGTACCCCCGTGGCGTCAATCGTAAGCAGCTCGTCCTCGCCGCCCGCTTCGTCCGTAATCGATACCGAGAATTTGCTGGTGGAAATATCCACGTCGCCGGATTTTACCCGGAATGTGCCTCCGGTGCCGATGTCCACATGATCGTCACGAATCTCGATGTAACTGGTTTTGTACCCGTCCTCCGGGGCAGGCGTCCAGTCCGTGGCCTTGTTGCCGATTTCCAGTTTCAGATTCCGGAATGTCACGCTGCCGTTCCAGGTGCCGTCAATGTAGATCACCACATCCGGATCGTTCTCTGCAAACGCATCCGGTACCGGAAGATCGAAGGTTTCCTCGAACCGCTGCCCCGTAGCCGTTCCGGCATTGAAAATCTTCACCGTTCCCCAGGTATTGTGGAATGTCAGCGTAAACGACCCCGAAGTGATGGCCTGATCGTAGTCGAATGATACCGTCACCGTCTTCCCGTACAGACTGTGGGCTATATCCGCGCTCGCACATTTCCCCGGGAACAGCCACGTCCGGGCTGATCCATCAGATTCCGCCACATAGGCTTCTCCCGTACCCAGCAAGTAATTCCGTCCGCCAACCTGCACGTCGTCCACAGCCGTTTCCACCATCAGCTTCAGGTAACTGTTACTGCTGATGTCCATGGCGTTAATCGCCGCAATGGTGGCCTCGTCCGCAAACAGCCCCGCCACGTCGATGTTCCCGGCGGTGATGCTCCCGGCCAGTATCTCGTTGCCAGTAATGCTCTCCGCCGCGATCTGCGCCGCCGTGATGGATTTCGCCACAATCACCGTGCCGTTGATCCGGTTCTGGTATTTCTCGTCCGCCAGTTCCTCGGCGGTCAGTCCGCTGGCAGCGGCGTTGATATTGTAAATCAGTCCATCCTCGCCTACCAGAATCAGCCGCTTCACGCTGAGGGTTCCGGCGGTAATCACGTCCGCACTCAGCTCCACAATCTTGGCCGTGGTGATGCTGCCGTCCGCGATCTGGGCCGTGCCCACCACGCCGTCGGCCAGTATGCCGCTTTCGGCGGTAATGGTCTTCGCCTTCATCCGGTCGGCGGTGATGCTGCCGGCCTTGATTTTCTCCGCCGTGACCGATCCCGTATCCAGATGAGTGGTCTTGATGGCGTTCGCAGCGATTTTTTCCGCGGTGACAGATTCGGTTTCAAGCTTATCCGTGGTAACGGCCTTGGCGGCGATGGTTTCCGCGGTCACGGCTTCAGCATCCAATTTCTCGGTAGTGACGGCCCTGGCGGCGAGGGTTTCCGTAGTCACAGCCCCTGCGGCCAGTTTCTCGGTGGTTACGGCCTTGGCAGCGATGGCGTCTGCAGATACCGCGTTCGCCCGTATTGATCGGGCCGTAACCGCGCCTGTGGCCAGGCGGCTGTCGCTCACACTGCCGGGGAGCAGCTTCGTGCCGCCCAGGCTTCCGTCGGCCACGTCGTACCCGTATACGCTGGGCTGCATCTCGACGATTTCACCAAGACCAGTCTCCGTATACCGGAGGGTAAGCGGGTCCCAGGTGTACGACGTCATGCGCACCGACGCGTTGATGCCCGCCCGGCTGTCGATCACGGGCACGATATCGTACAGATGCAGCGCATACTGGTTGGCCAGATGCCGGTACAGGGGCGTAAGCTCCAGTCGGACAAAGTCCACGTCCAGCTCGACGCTCTTGCCATCGGCCCCGGCGGCCATGTCCGCCTGCGCCAACTCCCGGAGCTTGGCCTTGGCCTGGGCTTCGGTTTTGATGTCGTCCTTCCCAATCTGCACGTCGTACTCCACGGCCTTGGCGTTTACCGTGGGGGCCGCGCCGGGGTGCTCGGATTCCACGTAATCACCCAGCAGCGGGTTTCCGTCCTTGTCCCGGCCCATGGGCAGGATCCGGGTGATGACGCCGCTGATGTCCTCTGTCAGTGTGGCGCTGGTCAGGTTTTTGCCGTATCGGATTTCCACCCCGGTAGCGCGCTCTTCGTCCGGCAGAATCCACAGATCGAAGTTGTCCCGGTACACCCGTGCGCCGCACTGGGGGGCCACGCCGTCCTCCGTGGACAGCAGGCAGTCGATCAGATTCCGGCCCGTGTAGTCGCCGGTGATAGGCGTGGTGACGTCGCAATGCACCGATATTCCGGCGTCGTGGTCCGCCTTGGCCAGCAGCTGGGCCACCACCGTGTTTGCAGCCACCTTTTCGGGGGCATAGACGGACGCGACGATGGCCCCGGCCAGGTCATAGGTGATGTGCTCCGCGGATACGGTTACCCGGTTGTCAGTGTCGGATCGCCGAACCGTCTTGATTCGCAGCAGCTGCTCCCGGGCCTGGGTGACCGTCACCGCATTGCTGGGGTCGTCGTTGGCCGCGGAATCTGTCTCGGACCGCACGTAGGTCAGGTTGGTCGCCCACATGTACCCGGACGCGCCGCCGTCCACAATGGCCACCTGCATGAACTTTCCGTCCATGCCCAGCTTGATGACCTCCGTGCCGGGCTTGTAGCGCCCCAGTATCTTGGCGGACAGGCTCGCGGCCTGCCGCAGGTGCAGCCGGGCGCCGCTGGTGGTCACCTTGTAGATATCCCGCGTAACGGCGGCGCTTCTGTCCCGGCTCAGCAGCGGCGTTTCCCGCACGGGGCAGGGGACACGCAGGATACGCCCCACGTCGATCAGCAGGTCACGCCCGTCCTTGGTGATGGGCTGGCTCAGCTCCAGGGAGTACATGCCCCCGGCAATCTCTTCGAGGCTGGCGGAATCCGGATCCAGCGTTCCCAGTCCCAGAGTCGAAAAATCCGTAGCGTCAGCTGGATAGATCGTAATCATTTATAGATACCTCCATCTGGGCAGAATCTGAACGGCGGTTACGCTCCCCGTCCATGTGATGGCCGAATTGCCTGGCGGCAGGGTGGGGAACGCGTCGCCTTCAATGACGGCCTTGCCGTTGCACAGGGTAAGCCCGTCGGATTCGTACACATCCCGCATCCGGCTGTCGATGACGCAGCCTCCGGACACGCCGTGCAGCTCCACCAGCTGCCCCGCGATGGTCAGGGTAATGTCGCCGCTGCCGGTGACGGTAATGCGCGGCTCCGAGGGCGCGGTTCCCGGGTTGGCGATCGTGCTTCCGTTGCTGGCGATAATCGCCGCCGGTTCCGGGTAGACGTATCGGTACGGGTCGCAGTCGAACTTCGGCTGCAACTCCAAGGCCGTCATTCGAGACGACTTGGGCTTGCAGGACATTTCCTTGACGACCCGGGCGTAATAGGCCCGATTGGGATCATCTCCCAATCGCAGCAGGCCTTCGCCCGTGAGCCAGGCGTATACCTGGTCGATGTACAGGTCCGGGCGCTCCACCACCAGGGTGCAGGACAGCGTAACCGGCTCATACAGGGGCGTTTCCGCGCCCGGTATCCATACCTGGCCCCGGCCGGCAATCTCGGCGTATTCGCCGATGGCCTTGGGGCGGGGGCGCTGAGGCATGGACAGCAGCTCCACGCCCAGCGCCGTGTTCTTGGTGCCCTTGAATTCAATCCAGGGCTCTGTCAGTCGTTTCATAAGCTGCCTCCTACGCCCACGGCCAGCCGCCGGTTTCGGGCGTTCTGCGCGATTTTGGTGTCCTTTGCGGTGGTCCGTGCCAGCTCCCGTCCGTTGACGTAGAGCCGCACGTCGCGGCTTTCGGCGGTGGTCTCGCTGTCTGCGTCGGACGCGGCGGCGGTGGCCCTCAGATCGGCGTGGTAGGGTACGTTCAGCGCTCCCACCAGACCGGTGGTAATGCCCCGGGCAGTGCGCAGGATATCGCGCATGCTGTCCTGCAGGCCCTGATCGTAGCCCGCGCCGGTGAAGGCGCCCAGCCGCCGCATGACGTGGGAGGGAGATCGGATTTCAAGGGTTCGCTTGAATTCCCGCACCACGTCGCCGGTGATGCTTCGCACCGCGGCCAGAATCTGGGCCTTGCGGCTCAGCAGGCCTCGGGCAAAGCCCTCGCCGGCCATGCTCCCGGCGCTGCGTATGGCCCGGTTCTGCCCCTTCAGGCCGGCCGCTACGCCTGCGCCGATTTCCGCGCCGGCAGCCTCGCCCACTTCGGCGGCGTTGCTGTCGGAGACCTCCACCTCCAGCGACACGGCGGCCTTGACGCTCACGTCCATGGTCTGGGCTTCCAGCTCCTTGTTTACCGCCTTCGCAACGCCGCTTTCGTCGGTGGTCTTCGTCTCTACGGTAACGTCGACGGGCTGGGTTACTTCTACAGGCGAGGACGTATCCACGCCCACGGTTTCGGCGACGCTGTCGCTCACCTGCTGGCCCGTGGTGGGGTCAGTGGTGACCTCCGGGGTGACTTCCACCTGCGGCTGTACTTCGATGGGCTCCACGCTGTCTTCGGCTGTCTCTTCCAGGTCGCCAAAGATCATCCGGAAAAACCGCTCCGCGTCCTTTTCAGGGTCCATGTTCTCCCATTCCGTGCCATCAAACAGACCGTTGTCCAGCGCATCGGCCAGAACTGTACTGAGCATGCCCCAGTCGGCATTGGCGATGGCCTCGCCGGCAGCAGCCCGCAGGGCGTTAATGGGGTCGTTCCAGAATCCTTGGAGCTCTGCGGCGGACAGGGTCTCGCTGGATACGTAGAAACCCGCGTCGTACAGCTGCTGCCTCAAGGCTTCCGGGATTTTGGACATATCTACCACGCCCAGATCATCGGTGTTCTCGTCAATCCACTGCTGGGCGGCGTTGGCCAGATCCAGCTTGCCCAGTGCGCCGTCGATCAGCTCGCGGCTGGCATCGTCCATCTGGCTGTCGCCCAGCCCTTGGAACAGGTCGCGCAGCTGCGCCTCATACTGCTGCCGCAGCTGTTCCTTGTCCGTGTCCAGATCCACCTGCAGGTTCTTTAGTCGAATGTCATACTGCTCTTTGGAGAGGTGCTCCGCCTGCAGCTCCTGCTTGGCGCGTTCGAATTCGTCGTCCCGGGCCTGACTGGCCGTCTTGAACCCGTTGTAGCTCCAGGTGAAGGCCAGATCAATGTCTCCAGCGTCTACCTTGGCCCCGGAGCGCACCGTGTAGAATGCGTTCTCGCCTACGGTGGTCACCGCGGAATGGGCCTCGACGTACTTGCCGGTGATGCCGTCGATCCTCGCTTCGATCTCTTCCAGCTCGCTCAGGTGCATCCGCACCATCTCGGTACTCTGGCCGGCGTAGGTGTCAATCCAGGTATAGCCCGCCTGGGCCAGCTCCTCCAGCGTCTGCTTGTCCGCCTCGGCCTGCGCCAACAGCGACTGGTAGTTCGCATCACTGGGGTCCAGACTTGCGATATAGGCGTCAATGCTGTAGGTGGCGTCGCCGGTCAGCGCGGCCAGCAGGTTCTTGATCTCGGTTATGACCTCGACGGTGTCCGCCTTGCCGTCGGTCAGAGCCGCGACGATGGCCTTGAACACGCTGGGCACCCGGTCCGCGATGGAGCCTACCACGTCGTCCCACATACTGCCCAGCTGCTCGATGTCTTCGGGTTTCAGCCCCATAGCGGAGATGGCGTTCATGAATTGTACCTTGCTGCCGCCCGCTTCCAGCACCAGCCGGGAGAAATCGGCGGGGCTCAGTTGGATGCTGAGGCCGCTCAGAGCGTCGGCGATGGTATCGTTCAGGCCGGTCACCTGGTTCGCCACCGCCGCAGCGTCGGATTCGCTCAGACCGAAGGACAGCAGCGCCGCGTAAATCGCGTCGTAGTCCTGCCCGATCAGCTCGATAATGGTCTCGGTGCCCAGATCGTAGCCTGCCAGCGCGTCCCGGATGGTCTGGAACGCCGTCCGAATGGCGCTGACGGCTTTCTCGGTCTCAATCGTCGCGTCCACATCGGCGGTCAGCGTCAGGGTCTCGCCGCTCTGACGGCCCTTTTCCAGTACAGCGTCCCAGGCTTCGCCTACGCTCCGGGGGCCGTGGTCGCCCACAATCAAATCGAAGATCGATTCGCCCAGGCCGTAGAGCACCTTGCCCAGGCCGGAAATCAGGCTCTTGACCAGATTCACAATGCCCTCCAGCAGCATGGGCACCAGTTCGGGCAGCATGGTAATCAGGGAACTGACCACGGCGCTGAGGCCCTCAAAGGCTGCCTCGGTGATCTGCGGGATGATAACGGTGGCAGCCTTCAGCGCCCCGGGCACTGCCTTCATCAGGTTCTTCACTACCACCGGGAGATACTTCGCCAGCGCGTTGCCGGCGGTCTGCAATAGCTCGGAGAGCTTGCCGATGGCCTGAGGCAGGACGTCGGCAAAGGCGTTAATAAGCCCGTCTACGCCGCCCCGCTGAAAGCCGTTCGACAGGGACACGACCCACTCGTTCAGCCGCGCAGTGTTATCTGTCAGCACGCCGGACAGGCCGTCATACAGCGCAATGCCCAGATTCTGGACGTTGGTCTTCAAAAGCGCCGTCTGGTGCTCAAAGGTGTCGCACATGGTCTCATAGGCCACGGCGGTGGTACCCGCGCTGTTCTGCAGCGCCCCCAGGTTGTCGTTAAAGGTTTCCAACCCCTGGTTTACGATGGCGTTGCTGGCCTTGCCGGCCTCAGCGCTGCCCCAGAGGTTCATCAGGGCGGTGCTGTCCCGGTTGCACGCCGTGTACAGCAGCCCCAGTACGTCGGCGACGGAGGCCCCTTCGGCCATCAGCTGGGCGAAGCTCTTGCCCGATACCTGCAGCAGCAGCTTGCTTGCCTCGCTGCCGCTGTCCCCCAGCTCGTTGAACATGCTGGCCATGTAGGTGGTGGCCTCAGCGGTGTTAATACCGGCCTTGGTCAGGCTGATGTAGGAAGATTCAACATTGTACAGGTCGATGCCGTAGGCGCTGGCGGTGGCGATGGCTTTACCCATGCCGGCGGACAGCTCCGCCACCGTAGTTACGCCCAGGTTCTGGGTCATAATCAGGCTGTCGGAGATCTTCTCCGCGTCCGTGGCGGCCATGCCGTAGGCGTTGATGGCCGTGGTCAGCACACCCAGGGCGCTGGCCGAATCCGTAAAACCCGCGGAGGCCAGTCGGGATGCGTCCCACACCAGCGATACGGCGTTGGCCGTGTCCCCGGTAGCGGAGATGGCGTTGTACACGCTGTCGGACAGCTCGCTCGCGGCGATGCCCATCTCATTGGACAGCCCCAGAATGTCGTCGCGCATTTGCGCTACGGATACCGCCGACGTGTCCATAATGGTCTGCGTCTTCGCGAACGCAGTCTCAAAGGGCGCACCCACATGCGCCGCCGCTATGGCCATGCCGGTCAGTGCCCCGGACACGGCGCTGACGGCCGCGCCGATGCCCTTCAGCACTGGGACAGCCACGCGCCCCATGCCCTTAAACGCTGTCTTGGCCTTGCCCGCAGCGCCCTTCAGCTTGGCGCTGAAGTCGCTGTCATCGCCGGTGATCCGGATGATTACGCTGTTGCCGCTTGCCACACTACCACCTCACAAGGCCCCAGGAGCGGGGCCGATTCTTACTGATTTCTGCGAATCGCCCGGACGTTGTCCTTTTCAGGCAGGCGATCCATGCGCCGGAGGAATTCGTTCACCTGCCGAATGGCCTCCAGGTTCCCCTTCAGCGCGTCCGCCTGCTCCGTTTCCTCCGCCTTCGGGCGATTGTAATTGAAGGCCTGCATGCAGCCGATGTAAATGGCCTCCATGCGGTCCAGGTTCTCCTTTTTGCCACCAGGGAAAATCTCCTTTACAGCTTCCGCCCCCAGCAGGATCCGCAGGTGCGCCAGCCAAAGCTCGTATTGCCGGGCCTTGCCCACGTACCTGCGGTTGGCGTCCTCCAGCTTTTCCGCCACGTCAATGGTCTTGGCGGCCACGGGGTATTCCGCGCCGTCGATCTCGACGATAATGTCTCGGATGTCGGTATTGATGACCATACTCTCTCCTCCTTGATTACGAATTGTAGAACAGTGCGTCCAGATCGTTCATCAGCTGTTCATGGGCCGCCCGGGAACGCTCCGGCAGGGCATATCGGGCCTTCATGGCCAGCAGCTCCTTGTCCTTGCCGCTATAGCCCCGAATCTCCATCAGCCGGGTGATGTAGTGCTCCCCGGCCAGCGTGCGTACCTCCAGCAGGAATTCCCACCAATGATAGGGCTCCCTGCGGCGGTAGGACAGATCCGGGCCGCCCTGATTCCGGATGGCCAGCAGGATCTCGTTCAGATCGTAGTCCAGACTATACAGGGGCGTTCCTCCGCGATGGTCTTCCTCGCCGGCGATCGGCGCGGAGGGATAGCCCCGGGCGAAGTCCGCAACGGCCCGCAGGACGTCCTCCGGGGCTTCGTCCGCCAGCACGCCGCCAAAGGCCAGCGCCTGAATCTCTTCGAACAGGGCCATGTTTCGCTGCATGTCGTCGGGGGTATCGGCCTCCGGGACGATCTCACCCATTTTGGCAGTGATCTCCAGCCAGGCGCGATAGTCCCAGTTCACAGGATAATCGCCGCCTCCCACCTGCAGCGAGGTGGGAGGCGCATCCTGAGCCAGATTGGGGCGCATCAGGTTCCCGCCGTGGCAGCGGTAAACGTGGGTGCGCCGTCCGTGATGGCATAGGTACCCCGGCTGATGTCTCCGCCGAAGCCCAGGGTGAAGCTGATCTTGCCGTCCACGGTGTTCAGCTCGCCCAGGGTGATGGTGGTCTTGTCCACCTGCCAGGCCTTCTTTTCCGTTCCGCCGAAGCACATCAGGGATTTCACCATGACAGAGTCGCCCACAGGCAGGTCGTAGAACAGCCCGAAGATGAAGTCATAGATGGGATTGCCCTCATAGATGGCGATTTCCTGGGGCAGTTCGGGCTTGTAGCTGACGATCTCAGTGACGGGGGACTCGTAGGAGATGTAGTCCCGCTCTTCGGTCTGGGGATTGGGATTCAGCGCAAAGATCGTGCTCCGGTCAATGCGCTTCCAGGTGGCGGTGCCGGTGCCGCCGGACACGTCCAGGAAAGGGATAAATTCCGTTTTCTTGAGCTTGGTTTCAGCCATTACTGGTTGCCTCCTTCAGATAGTTGACGGCGAAGGGGATCATGTACTTCGCCAGATTTTCGTCCACGGGCGTAGCGTAGGGGGCCTCGGTGTCCAACACCTCCACCTCTTGTACGATGCAGCCCTTGGGAAATACCGGCAGGTTGCCGGCGTCGTTCTGCTCGGATACCCAGTCCGCCAGGGCGTCCATTTCCTCCTGCATGTCGATGTTATCAGCGGTCTCGAAGTCGATGGGCAGAAAGCGCACCAGCTGGAAGGCGTAGGTGCGCTCCTGCGCTCCGTCGATGTAGCTGCGCAGGAGAGTGTCCGCGGGTACGATGTAGGTGGCTTCGTCCGCGGCTTCGGCAAAATTAAACCCCAGCTTTGGTATGCTGGGGCATTGCAGCAGCCAGTCCCGCACCGCGTCGTGCCTGGATTTTGCGGTTTCAGCCATTCAGGTTCACCCCTCCCCGGTCGATGAAGGCCTGCAGCGCCTGGATCAGCTTCGGCTTTTGCAGCGGGGCCGCCCGCTGGTCCCAGCGCGGGCCCGCCAGCGGGTGCATGCCCTTGTAGAAGCGGAAGCTGTCGCCGTTGTAGATGTAGCGGGCGTAGGGGGCCGTGTGGGCGATCTTCCAGGGGTAGATGGTTGTGGCCCCGTTGGCCAGTACGCCGGTGCGATAGGGCACATACGGGGTGTACAGCCTGAGCCATTCCGCCGCGGCGAACTTGCCCGCCCGGTCGCTGTGCAGCTGCTTCAGGATTGCGTCGTCATGAATGACGGTGTCAACGTGGATGTTCATGGGTTACTCACCTCGGGCGGCGTAGTGGGGCAGGGGAACGCCCTCGCCGGTGTTGTCCGCCACAGATTGCACCCGGAAAGCGCCCTGAGACCGATACTTCTCCAGCAGCCGCACCAGTTCAATGGCCGTTCCGGCGCTGTCCTTACAGGTCCCGCGGACGATCACGTCACCGGGATCGGGCCGCAGGGCGCTGATCGGAATGCGGCAGGTGGTTTCCGTGGTGTACCGCACCGCGCTGTCCGTCAGGACGCGCACGGTCTTCTGCCGCCAGCTGGTCCCGGCGATGGCCACGGGCCGCCAGGTATTGCCACTTTTGTGCAGCAGGGTGACGGTTTCGGTTCCGAAGGGGATCATGCGTCCACCCCCGCGTACAGCAGGAACACCCCGTTCGCGTCGGTCTCATACTCCAGATAGGCCCGCGCTACGCTGGTATATCGCTGTATCTGCTCAGCGGCCCCGGAGAGGCCCCCGGACACGTAGGCGACTGATACCCCGTCGTTGCTGACAGAGGCGATCTCCCGGCCGTCAGCGCCCTGACGCACGTCCGCGTGGATGGCCTCCGCCAGGGCGAAGGCCGCGTATTGCACGCAGGCCCGCACGGGATTCTCCTGCCGGATCCGCCCGTGGGTCATGCGGGTAATAATAGCGTCCGCCCTGGCGGCATAGAGGGGATACTGCTCCTGGGGGATCTGGCCACCCAGCTCTTTGTACTGGTCATACGTCAGATACATGGCGGCCATCTCCTTCCTTAGCCCATGGCCCGGACCGCCAGTTCAGGGTACAGGGTCTTGTAGCCGTACAGTACGTCCATGGAGTACATGGAGCGCTTGTACTTCTGGTCGTAGCCCTTGGTCACACGCAGGGAGATGCCGTTGTAGCTGGTGACGTAGCTCTCCACGCCCTGACCGTTGGGATTGTACAGGGGGCGGGTGACGTAGGCGAAGGCCATGGGGCAGAACACCAGGTTCGCCGTGTGGCTGCCCACCAGGGTAACGTCGGTGTTGTCGGCCAGAGCGGGCAGGGCGGGGTAGACGGCCACGTTCGCGATGGCGTTGGAGGCTGCTTCGGCGCTGTCGGCGGTGACCACGTAGGACTGACCGGCGATCACCAGCACGTCGCCCCGGACCAGCTTGCCCTCCAGCTTGGTGCCGTCGATGGACAGCTTCGTGGCGCCGGCGGCAACCACGCCGTTGACCTTCACGGCGGAGGCGCCGGTAATGCCGGTGGCGTGCTTCTTCACGCCCTGGGCCATGTAGTTGTTGATGCCGAACACCCGGCCGATGCTGCCCTCCCGCAGGGCCTGGGTGCTGCCGGACTTTTCGGCGTTGACGATGGCGGGGATGGTGGCGAACTTCGCGTCGGCCTCCGCGTCCCATACGCCCACGCGGCCGGCGGTGGGGGCTTTGTTGATGTTCAGCACCTTCCGCGCACCGGCGAAGGCGTCAAGAGAGTCGGGGGTAGTGCCCGCTGCTCCGGAGACATAGGGTACGTCCTTGTACAGCTCCAGACCCGCGGCGTTGATCTTCTCGGCCAGGGCCACGGCGGCGGGCTCGATGAACACGCGGTTCAGGTCGCTGATGTTCGCCGCGGTCTCGATGGCGGAGGCCTGCGCGTCCACGGTGGCGATGTGGTCCAGGGTCACGGGGATGGTGGATTCCCCCAGATCCTGATAGTTCACGCCGGAGGTCTCGCTAAAGTCCTCGGCGTTCAGCCGGGTGGGCTTGCGCACCTGGATGGTGTCGCCCAAATACTGATAGGCTTCGGAGAAATCCTTATAGCAGAGATTGGGGAATACCAGATTTTCCACCAGCCGGGGCAGCGCCTGCCGGGCGATGGTCTGGAGGGTTACAAAGGTATTGGCCATGATGTGTCACTCCTTACTTGTTCTGGTTGGCGGAGTACAGCCGGGTGTAATATTCCTGATCGGAGAGCTTGGACGCGTCGTCCGGGGAAATATTGCCCACCGGCCCCATGTCCGCCGGGGGGTTCTGGCTGGCGAAATAGCCCTTGTCCCGGGTCAGGTCGTCAAAGATTTCCTTGTCGCCCTTGCCCCGGTTGGCCTTGTCCTGCAGCGCCTTGCCGAAGTCGGCCATTACGCCGGCCCGGACCATCTCGTGCAGGTACTTCCGGTCGCCGGACACGGCGTTGAACCGCTGCTCCAGCTCGGCCCACTGGGCGGCCTCCTGGGCCTCCTGTTTGCGCTTTTCGTCAGCTGCCTTGTAGTCGTCGATCTGCTTCTGCAGGGCGTCTGCGTCGGCCTTGTTGGCCTCCAGGGCCGTAATGGTCTCCCGGGCCTTGGCCAGCGCGTCGTTGGCGGCGGTCAGGTCGTCCTTCTGCCGGTTCAGCGCCTTGGTGATGTCGGCGCTGTTCAGATCCAGCAGCCCCTTCACCTGCGCGTCCGTCAGTTCCAGTCCGGCCAGAATGCCTGCGATGTCGTTTCTGTTCATGTGCTCCTCCTTCGGCCTTCAGTTTTTTCTCGCGGTGCCTTTCCGCACGGCCTTGATAGTTTCTCGCCATTCCGGGCAAATTTGTGTATAACAAAGGCGCATAGCCTGATGAGCCATGCGCCAGTGAGACCGGGGGATTATGTAAGTCCTTGTGTCAGCAGCCGGAACGTTTCGCGCCCCTTGGGCGTGATTAATGTCTGTGTGCCGCTCCACTCTGTTTTCTCGTTGAAACATTCCTTGATGTCGAACAGGCCCTTGTTTTTCTCCGCGTAAGGCATTAACTTGCCCTTTTTGTCGCGATAGACGTATTTGTGTTCCAAGAGGAAATTCACAAACGCCCGCTCTTTAACGCCCAGCTGCTTCGCCGTCTCGCGGAAGTTGGTCAGCAGATTCCGATCTACCATGCTATCGAAGTAGGCGGCCTTAGGCTCCATAATTTGGTTATCCACTGCCAAGCGGGAATTATCTGCTTCCAGCAGCTTCACTTGCCCCGTCAGCCTGCCGATGGTCTCATCTGCCATGCGCAGGGCCCGCGCCATGATCTGTTCCGGGGTGTTCCATGCGCTTTCCACGTCGATCAGATACCGGCGTACCTGCCGCCCCAGCTCAGTGCGCTGAAGCATGCAGATTTCCTTCGCCATGGACAGGGTGAGGGAATGCTGACGTGCCGGGCGGCCGCCGGTACTTTCGCTCAAATTTGAGCGAAAGTCCACTCCCTCCGCAAACCCGTACTCGCACATGCGCGGGAACCAGTCCTTATAGGCGGTTTCAACGCCCAACCTATCATGCAGCTCCCGGCCGTCGATGGGAAAATTCGACGCGCTGTCAAGGTTCAGCAGTTCATTCATGCCATCGCCCCCTTGCCCGCGTCGAAGGCCTGCTTGCCGGTTTCATAGGCTTCCAGTGCCCGCTGACAAGCGCGTTGCGCGTCCAGATACGCCCCGTACAAGTTCCATCCATCGGCGGTGTTAATGTACCCGCCCGCGTCGTACATGGGCACCGAGGTTCCGTCCTCGTGGGCCATGCGCCCGACGGGCCGCATGCGCCGTCTACGCTCTTCCCGCATGCCCTGAATCCGCCCGGCGTGCCAGATGCAACCGAACAGGGCGAATGCGTCCACCGGGTGGCCCTGACGCGTTTCCGCATCGGCGTAGGCCTGGGCGATCTCGGCGGCGAGGGTTATGGTCAGGCAGTCAGCCTTGCTGAACAGGGTAATTGCTTCTCTCGGGGTAACCAGCTTTTCAATGCGGTTCATTATACTATTTCCTCCTTGCGATCTCTTGCGCTGCGCCCGGAGGATGTGGTATAATGAATTTACCAATCCTTCGGGTGCGGTGACCGAGACTAATGCAAACGCTGCCAGGCTTTCTTGCATTAGTCTTTATTTATGGCCTTGTTTACCTCTTCAATCCCACGGCGTAGTGAATCAACTCTGGTTTCGTTGAAGTATCTGGCGTTCTCATCCAGCTTTTTTAGCGTCTCTTCATCCAGCCGTACCGCCAACTGAACCGACTTGGGATTTTCTGATTTCGGCCTTCCCATTGGGGCCACAGTCTCACCTCGCTTTCTGAATATCATTATACTTATTGGTATTCGAAAAGTCAACCCCCCAATCGCCAATTCCGAAAAATTTTTTCGGGGCATAAGAAAACCGCCTTGCTTGCGCTTGGCGGATTCTACGAAATAATGCAGCGTGAAATCAGATCAGCCAGCAGAAGGCCGAGAACGCAGCCCGACAACAGGAGGAGCAGGCGCGTTCGGCGAAGCAGCGTCGCGAGGATTCGCGGCATGACTACTGCGTAGCTATTCTCAGCGGCGTCGCCGGAAGCATCGCGACCCTCATCATAGAACATTTTTCTGCGATAATAGACTTCATAGAGCAGCTGTTCAAGCCCTGAAAGCCTATCCTGTGAGCGAACCGAACGTTCACAGGATTTCTTGTTCTTCTGCATCGCTGTTACCTCACTTTCGGGCATAAGAAAACCGCCTTGCTTGCGCTTAGCGGTTTTGGTCGGTCGTATGTAGTTCTATGCACTTCATGGGCTCTTGGCAGGCGCGGCATTCTCCTGCATCTCTCAGGGTTTCCCCTTGTCATGCCATCGGCGCGTGGTCGCCGCGAAATTTACCACCTCAAGAGCCCCTTTGGTGCATACTCATTATAGCATTAGATACCGCGTTTGTAAAGTATTTTTTTGTTTCTGAGATTTTGGCCCCACTTTTTTTCATTTGTTTTCATAAACGTCAGGACAGAATTCTTATGTTCAGGATTATCCGTCGATGTTTTCAGACGCAAAACCAGCCTGAACCTTCTGTCGTCCTCCTTGAACTCCTTGAGAACGAGAGCCGTATTAGGCTCGTTTTCAAGGATATAATCGGGCTCCTGAAGAATTTGTTTGATATACATAAGATACTGTTCATAATCTTTAGGATGATGATCCTTAATGTGCTCGATTCGTTCATTAGTTATGACCACTTCATCCGTCGTGATGTCCTCTGTGACACACGAATAAATCCGTCGATCAATCCTGCATAGAAACTGCACATCACCACCGCCCGCTTCAGTAAATGCCGACAGTATATCACGTTTCGCCGGTTTCTTCAACTGCTCAACCGTCTTCACCCGCTGGAACCCCGCTACGGCAGCGCGCTGGGGCTGCTGGGTCAGCCCCGCGCCGGCGCTGATCCGGGCGTAGTGCTCCTGCAGGGTGTTGATGTGGCTCTGGGCCTCCCGCCGAAGCACGTCGTCGCCGCTGGCCTTGGCCAGATTGGCCACGTCCTTCTGCCGCCGGATGGCGGTCTCCGTGCGCCGCTGCTCCTGGGTCCATTCGTACCGGGTCTTCACGCGCCCGTCGATCTCAATGGCCTCCCGGCTGTTCCGGGCGTAGGCCGCCAGCTCTTCGGGGCTGTGGGCCGGCTCGGACACGCCCAGCACCACGGGAAAGATCGTGTGCTTGCAGTTCCACATGCCGATGGGCCGGGGGAGACTGGCCTGCAGCCGCTCGAACGCCTTGCGGCTGAACTGCCGGCCCTGATAGGGCAGGTGGTCTTCGGCGCACAGGGCGTGGGCGGACAGCTCCACCCCGTCGGCCCCGTACTCGTTGCCCAGCTGGTCCAGAATGTCGTTGTTCAGGCTCCGCACGCCGTCCAGCACGTTCTGCCGCACGGCACTGTCCAGCCGACGTGTGAGGCCCGATGGGTATTGCACGCTCAGACCGCCGTTTCCTGCCGCTCTGAGGGCCCCGCGGATGGCAGAGACATAATCCGTCACCCCGGTCTGCACCGTCTGTATGGCCACGTCCACGGCCTCTCTGTACGCCGTGGATTGAATGGTGGTCTGGGACAGGTTCTTGAACGCCTGGGCTGTCACTCGCAGCTGCGCCTTGAGTACCCGCTCGATGGCGGTGGAGTTCTTTGGGGCGCCCTTTATCCTGGGCGGGCCGCCAAACCACTGCTGCGCGAACTCCTGGTCGCCGGCGGCCACGGCCCCGAAGACGGCGGCCAGATCGGCGACGTTCGCTTCGGCGCTTCGGGCGATGTCCTGCTGGATGGTTCGAACGTTGGCGCCCATCCGGTGCATTTCCGTCAGCCGGTGCACGTCCGAAGGCTTCAGGCCGCCGATGGCCTTCAGATGCCCGCCCATGAGGGCAAGATACTTGTCGGTAATGCCCTGCATGCGGGCCTCAAACAGGGCCAGCAGGGCCCGCAGCTGCCGTTCGGAGAGCATCAGTCGTCACCCGCGGCCCCGCCTGCCAGCAGCGTGTCCAGGCTGTTTTCGCCCATGGCCCTGATCTCGTCCACGGCCTGCTGAGCCTCCTCCAGACTGCCGCCCCGAACGAACTGCCGCAGCTCTGCCTTGCTGGCCGCGCCCCGGCTCTGCAGGTCGCTGAGCTGGGCGAAGGCCTCCGTGCTGGATTCCACCAGACTGGTGTCCCAATCGTAGGCGATCTCATACTGGTTCCGGGCCCCCGCGGGGGTCAGGCCGAAGTACTCGGCCAGCACGTCCACCGCATAAGCCACATCGTCCAGCGCCTTCTCCCAATTGAGCCGAATGGCGGTCACCACGGCGAATGTGTCGTACTGTGCCGCCCGAACCTCGTCCTTGTTGGCGTAATTGACGCTCTGGCGCTCCGTAAGCACGCCCTGAGACAGGCCGCAGGCCTTCTCCAGCCGGCGGCACAGGCTGCTGTAGCGGGCCTCCATGGCCTCGTAGCGGATGGCCGGCGCGTACTGCTGCCAGGGGGTCTTGCCGTCGATCACCATGGAATCGACGGGGACGAATGGCGAGTCGCCGTCCTGCACGGACTGCTTCACCTGGTCGATGCTGGTGGGCGCGTTGTCCCGCCCGTACTTCCACAGGGAGGAGTCCAGCCCCAGCATCATCCGGGAGAGCTTGAACTCCCGGCGATAGGTGCGCATGTGCTCTACCAGCTCCGCCAGATCGTTCTCCGCGCCGTAGGTGATGGGCACCCCGTGCACATGGTCGTCCCGGCGATTGTCCCGGGGGCAGCGCAGGAACCCGAACAGCAGCCGATCTACGCCGGCGATGTGATATTCTGGCTCGGTGCTGGCCCACTTGGCCACATCGGTCAGCGGATACTCCGCGCCGGAGGTATCGCTGACCCGATAGCGGATGGTCTGCACGTCCTTTTCCAGCACGTAGTCCGCCAGCAGGTAGTAAATTCGGTCGTTCTGGACGGCGACGTCGCTGAGCAGCGACGCTTCCACGATCTTTTCGCCGTCCATGCGGCGCACCACCATGCGATTCTGATCGATGGCGTACACGTCGATATGTCCGTCGTGGGCCGTGGGCACCAGCACCTTGCCGCCCTTGCCCAGCGCTTGAGCCACAATGCCCGGGCCCCGCTGCCAGAGGGGGTCAAGCACGCTCTGAATCAGCTCCGCCCGCTTACCGGCGGTGGTATCGACGGTAAGGGACGAATCGGCGAAGGTCAGCATGGCCAGCTTGCCGGCGATGGTGGCGGTGATGTTTTCGCCCGTGATGTCCTCGTACTGCTGAACGTACTTGTCCGGCTCGGCGCTTTGCGCTTCGGCCCTAATGCCCAGCAGACGGCAGATAAGCTGCCTGATTTTCTCCAACATGGTTATTGCCCTCCCCGCATCCAGACGCGGTTCAGGGCGTACCGCACCGCGTCAATGCTGTGATTATCGCGGTCGGGGTAGACGTCCACCGGCTCCCCGCTGCGGTCCTTTTCATATTCGTACTCCTGGAACTCCCGGGCGGCGGCCGGGCACCGCGCCGGGTCGATAATGATCTCGTGCAGCCCCTGCAGCCATTTCAGCCCCGCCCGGACGCTGCCGGGCCCCTTGGTGGCCCCCACGCAGCGCATGCCATAGGAGCGCATGTCCGCCACGGATTTCAATTCCGCGCTGTCGGCGATGACCTCTTCGGCGGAGGTCAGGCCGTGGGCCTGCACCAGCCGGTCGTATGCGTCCCGGTTGGCCGTCTTTATGGTGCGGTACTCGTCGTATATCCACAACCGCCTCTCCGCCGGCGCGTAGGCGCAGCGGACGAAGTGCAGCGGATCCGGATACCAGCCGAAGTCCAGCCCTGCATAGGTCGCGCCGAAGCGGTCAATCTCATCCTGGGGGATGGGGCGCAGTGTCAGGTTGTCGAAGACCTGACTGCCCGTGCCCGTGACCTCGCCCAGGTACATGTGCCGGTAGGCCCGCTCGTCGGACTGTCGCAGCGCGTCCGCCGCATGCAGGAACGCATCGCCCAGCCATTCCCGAGGCACGTCCCGATAGCTGGACAAGTGGCACAAGCGGCCGGGGACGGGGCGCAGAGCCTCTTCGTTCACCCAGGCCTTGGCCGATCTGGGCGGATTGTAGCTGTAGAGGGTTACCGCCTGCTCGCTGCCCTTGCCGCGGATCACCGAGGCCTGTATGGTGCGCACGTCCTCCATGCCGGTGAATTCCGCCAGCTCCTCGAACCAGAGGAACCCGAAATAACCCTTGGCCAGTGCAATGGATTTCGACTTCGCCGGGTCGTCCGCCCCGCGGAACATGATCTTCTGCCCGGTGGGCTTGTAGCGGATCTCCAGCGGGGAGAGGCGCATCTGGAACCAGGGCTCCATATCCATCCGGTGGATGACCCGGGCCAATTCCTCATAGACCGATTCCCGCAGCGTCGCGGCCACCTTGCGATAGACAATGGCGTTGGCCCCCGGCCGCTGAATCAGGCCCAGCACCAGCTCAGTGGCGGCGAAGCTGGACTTCGTGGAGCCGCGGCCGCCCTGTAGCCAGTATTCCGCGTGCCCACGGTTGCGAAGATCCCGATGAACCGGCAGGAACGTGGGTGCGATCAGTTCCGACACCCGGATTTTATGGGTCTCTGGCATAGCCGATCTTCCGGGCGGTTTCGGGCTCTGCGGGTGTGTCGTCGGAATCGTCGATGATGACAGGCACCGCGCCCTGCACCTGCACCTGGTCGGTGAACAGTGCGAACCGCTTGCCCAGCAGCTCCGCCGCCTTCAGCCGCTCCTTTTCGTCGGGGGCCTTCTGCATGCGCCGGGCGCGGGAGCAGCCGTCGCCTTCACCCTCCACGACCACGATCTCCGCGCTGGATTCGCCCCGCATTACGGCGGTGAGATATTCCATTACCTCCTGCACCGTGGCGATCTTCGCCGCGTTGATCGCGTCCAGACGCTCCTGGACATACTGCTTAACGTCGGCATATGTCAGCAGGCGACTTCCGTTCTTCCGTGCTACCTCGCTGTTTTTCACGTTGGGGTAAGCGGCCTTGTAGGCCCTGGAGGCGTTGCAGTCAATCAGATATTCATCTGCAAATCGCTTTTGCCGTTCAGTCATGGGAATCCCACCTCCTTTGTCATTGAATATCAGATCGTCCCCACCAACGATCTCGAAGCCGGTCACGGCTGTTCCCGCCCGCCGGAGAGAAAAAGCGGGCCCTGCCTTTGCGTAAAAAAGAGACCGGCCGTCTGACCGATCTCTTGACGATACCATTATAACACGGATTCACTGGTGTTTACTGTGTGTCTTTCAGCTGCCCGCCGATCTCCTGCAGCGCCCGGCCGTGCAGCCGCCATACCCAGTCGAGGCAGTAGTGCATCTCTTCGGCGATTCGGGGCCAGCTCCACTCGTTTATGTAGCGGAACTGGAGCACATCCCGATAGCGCTCATCCTCCAGGGACTGTATTCGGCCCTCGATCTCCCGGGTCAGGTCGACATACTCGTCTATTCGCCGATTGATTTCCCGCTCCAGGTCTACGATCTTGCAGACGTTGTCTTCCACCATGGAAGACGCAGCTTGACCGCCGCTGGGCCCGTCCCGGTAGACGGCCGTCCGTCTGTTGGCCAGGTCCCGGTATCGCCGCTGGCGGGCGATCAGGCTGTTGATTTTTGCGTTCTTGCGCCGCAGCTGGCTCAGGTACTCCTTCGCAGTCAATGGCATAACCTCCTTACACATCCGCCCACAGAGTGAAATAGGGACATCCTCGCGCATGCTCGGGCAGGTCCACCGGGAATTCCCCGTAGGCCTTCCGGAGATTGCACTTGCATTGTTCGTCGAAGTCCCGGTTACACATCATGCAATGCTCCTGAAACAGGGGCAAAAGCTGGTCGATTGTTCCCACCGATACCCACCGGCCAAAGGTGTCCAGGGGCTTCCGGATGGGGCGCTTCACGCCTACTTCGACACCCAGAGTGTCCAGATTTCGGCGAATCTGTAGCAGCTGCTCCGGCGGCGTCGTGCGGAACACTTCCTCCAACAGGTGCTTCCCGGCCCACTTCAGCAGGCCCCAGGTGCGCATACCGTCCGGGATGCTCTTCAGGCGCCGCTCCAGCGGCTTCATCTGACTGGCCAATGTAAGCAGGCCGCAGAGGCTGTAAAGCCCCTCCTGCTCGTAGCCCTGTAAACGCTTGCGATTCTCTTCACTCATGGTTTTCTCTCCTCCAATGTCCCTCGCAGCGCGTCGATCAGCGCGCGCTGACTGGTGTCCTTGCGCTCCAGGGCGGCGAGTACACGCTCGTCGTGGGTGCCCTTGAGCACCAGGTGATAGATACGGCAGACGTGGGTCTGTCCGGGTCGGTTCAGCCGTTCGTTGGCCTGCTGGTAAAGCTCCAAACTCCAGGTCAGGCCGAACCAGATGATAATGTGGCCGCCTTCCTGCAGGTTCAGCCCGTGGCCGACGCTGGCGGGGTGGGCGATGGCCACGGGGATCTCCTTGCGGTTCCAGGCGTCAATGTCCTCCGACGTGACCAGCTCCCGGCAGGAGACGCGCCGCATGATGCGGTCGCGGTCGTGCTTGAAGGCGTAGAATACCAATACCGGCTCGCCGTTCGCGGCCTCGATCAGGTCCTCCAGCGCGTCAAGCTTCAGGTTGTGGATAAGGTGTGAATTGCCGTTGTCGTCGTAGATTGCACCGTTGGCGAACTGAAGCAGTTTGCCTGTCAGGGCCGCGGCGTTCAGGGCGACGATCTCGCCGTCTCCGTCCATGGCCTCCATGATACGGTCGCGCTCGAACTGCCTGTACTGCTTCAACAGCGCCGGCGGCGGGGTGATTTCGACGGTCTCGTAAAGCTGGCCGGGGAGACTCAGATAATCCTCCTTCCGCAGGCTCATGCAGACGTCGGCGATACGCGCCTGTATGGCCTCGTCCGCGCCGGGCAACAGCCGATAGCTGTAGACGATATACCCGTTGGCGCGGTCGGGGGTAAAATACCGAGCCCGATAGGCCCCCACGGTCTTGCCCAGCCGCTCGCCCCGGTCCAGCAGGTAGATCTGCGGCCAGAGGTCGATCAGCCCATTGGGGGCCGGCGTACCGGTCAGGCCGACAATGCGCCGGATACGCCCCCGTACCTTGCGCAGGGCTTTGAAGCGTTTCGCCTGAACGGACTTGAAGCTGCTCAGTTCGTCGATGACCACCATGTCGAAGGGCCAGTCAAAGAGGGTCTCGCACAGCCAGGGGACGTTCTCGCGGTTGATGACATAAACGTCGGCGGGCCGCTCCAGGGCCGCCAGGCGCTCCCGTGCGTCTCCCAACACGACCGATACCCGCAGGCGCTGCAGGTGATCCCACTTGGCCGCCTCTCGGGCCCAGGTGTCCCGGGCCACCCGCAGCGGCGCGATGACCAGCACCCTTGCCGTCTCCAGCCGGTCGAACAGCAGCTCGCTGATGGCCGTCAGGGTGACGACGGTCTTGCCCATGCCCATCCCCAGGAACAACCCCGACGCGGGGCGATCCAGCACCCAGCGTATGGCCGCTTCCTGGTAGGGGTAGGGGACGAATTTCATTCGCCGCCTCCCGCGGCCCTCAGCTGGGCCAGCAGCTCGTCGGGCCCGTCGGTGGTGACGCTGAACCCGTCGAACTCCACTACCTGCAGTGAACCGGCAATGCGCGGGTCGCGACGCATCTGATCGACGCTCTTGCGTATGGCCTTGACGGTGGCACTCTTCACCTTCCGGGGCTTCTTCACGGTATCGATGCCCAACAGTCGCTCGCCGTCGCGGCGCAGGTCGCGCAGGTAGTTGTCGCGGTAGAAAGCGTCCTGCGCCCGGATGGTGTATTTCTCGCCGTTGTGACGCTGGCAATGGAGGACGAAGGATTCTTTGAAAATCGTGCCGGTGCGGAACAGGCCGAAGCCGTGTGCATGCCAGTAGCCCAGAAAAGGCTCCTTGCCGCGAATGAGCGCTTCGCACTCCCGGAGGAATCGTTCAAGGCTCATCATGGCCGTTACCTCCTTTTCGGAACAGATGGAAGTGGGGCTTGGATTTATGCATATTCATGCCTCCTATGATGGGAATTTGCAGGTCGTGGAGTAGGCGATCCAGGTCGCCGCTGGTAAAAATGACGTACACCGGAAAGCCCAGCTTGGTGAGCTCTTCCCGCCAGTAAATCTGCAGCGGGTCTACCCGGGAGCCCTTCGGGCGCTTCATCTCGACGAAGGCCACTCGCCCTCCGGGAAGCAGAATAATCCGGTCTGGAAGGCCTGTCGTGCCCGGGCTCGTCCATTTCTGGCACTGTCCGCCCGCCGCCCGGATTTGTCGGGCCAGATGACGCTCCAGATCCTTTTCTAAGGGGTTCATGTGGGTTGCTCTCCTTTCGTGGGAAAAGTTTGTCACGCGCTTAAATGCTATATGGCTGTTGGGTTTTGGGCAACTAGCGTGACAAACATGACAAACTTTTCTTAGGTTGTAAGTTGGGTTATGGTTTTCGCAATTCACTTCTGGATTTCTCTAAAAAAGTTTCCAGCCTATTTTTTGTCACGTTTGTCACAGACGGGCCAGAAATCCCTTGTATTGCAAGGGTTTTGCGGGCGTGACAAACTAGGATTTCTTTGTCACACTTTGTCACACTCTGTCACATCACTTCGGTAATGCGTAAAAGCGTTGCGTGCCGTATCCCTGAACATGCCCGCGCCCTCTCATCCGCCATCCGGCCTTCTCCAGAATGGCGTGTATGGCCTTGCTCTCGTACCGGTCAATGCGCCCGGGCGGGTTGCCGAACACCTCGCACCAGATCTCCATGCGGCATACTCGCGTGCGTTTTACAGTGCCCACCGCGTCCGTCCCCAGCCATTCACGCCTCGCATAAATATCCATTTTCGGCCAGTCCTCAGGCAGTAACCGGTCGAGGTATCCCTGCACCATTCCGGCCCTGTCGTCGGCCTCGGCGAACTCCTCCTGGATCCGGTTGGCCTCGACTTCCGCCTCGCCGGTGAGGTACAAATCCTCGCCTTGCTGGAAGTAGTAATAGGCTTCCGCCCAGATCTGATGCACCACGTCCTCGGTCAGCTCCGGCCTGAAATTCACCCGGCTGTCGCTGTTGGGAGTATCCACCACCCAGAAGCGCCGGTTGCCCGTGGGGTCTCGCAGGAACTCCGCCTCATTGGTGGTGCCGACGAAGATACATTGCCTCGGGAATATTTCGATCTGGCGGCCATAGGCCGGGCGGTACTGGTCTTCCCTCTTGGAGATGAACAGCTTGATGGCCTCGGCCTCCGCCTTCTTCATGCCCGCCAGCTCGCCCACCTCGATAATCCAGGCCCGGCGTACCTGCTCATAGGCCTCCTTGCCCTGCACGGTAGAAAAGCTGTCGCTGTACCAGTCCCCGGCCAAGCGGCCGATAAGCGCCGTCTTGCCAATGCCCTGACGGCCCCGGATGGTCAGCATGTAGTCGAATTTGACGCCGGGCCGGAACACCCGGGCCACGGCGGCCACCAGCGTCTTGCGGGTCACCGCACGGGTGTAAGCTGTGTCCGCGGCCCCCAGGTAGCGCACCAGCAGGGCGTCCACTCGGGGCACGCCGTCCCATTCCGCCGCCTGTATGTACTCCCGCACCGGGTGGAAGCTGTGGGCCTTGGCGGTGATCTCCACGCCGTCCAGTATCTTGTCCTTGCCGGTAATGTGGTAGTTGACCTCCATGTACAGCCGGAGGTTCGCGTCGTCGCCGTTCTGCCACGATCGGCCCCGCCGGCCCTCTGCCTCCCGCCAGGGCAGATCGCCCTTCACCGTGGGCAGCAGGTCCATTTCGTCCCAGGCGATGCGGCCCTTGAGCCCCGGGTCGTTCTCCAGCACCAGCCGCACATTGCGCAGGGTGGAGCGGATATTGCCCTCCTGGGTCAGGTCCATCTGACTCATCCAGTCGTCCGGGTCGCCCAGGTCGTCGAAGTCCGCCGCCGCAGCCTGAGCCTGATGGCTCACCAGGTCGGCGCGTATAGCCTTCTCCTCCAGCGCCCTGTCGCGCATGGCGCGGTAGCTGGGCAGCCGGGTGGGCGACGTATCTTCGTTCTGATCGGCGTCCAGATCGCCGTACAGGTGGATGCGCACCATGTCCCAGGCGTTACACAATTGCCCGCTGGCGGGGTCGGTGGCGTGGTGAGAGTAGATGAATTTGTCCTCATAGACCACGGCGCCCGCGGCGGTGCTGCCGCCTGCGTAGGTGTAGCGGTTGGGTTCGGCGCAGGGCGTGTACACGTCCGGCAGATAGCGTTCGATGGCTTCGGGGATGCTGAACGTCCGGCAGAATGCGCCTACCACGCCCGCCTTGGTGATGGGGTCCTGCTGCTTGGCCGCGGTCTTCCGTACTACGTCGGCCACCCGGCGGCTCACCGGCCAGGCACTCACGTCGCGCCAGTCCCGGTACTGTGCCAGCACCGTATCCGGCTCCAGCAGCGGCCCGTCCTGATATTTGAACACCTGCTCGCCGTCGCTGGAGCAGCTGGGCCAGTACATCAGCCGGTCGGGCGCGTAGGTAGTGTCGTCGAATTTGTCGATGCCCAGATCGGCGGCTATCCGGCGGCCTATGGCGGCGTACTCGTCCGGGGATACGTCCCGGGCCAATGGAATCACCAGCCGCAGCCGGGGGGCCTCTGGTATGTGCTTGTGGGTTGAGTAGATCGCCGCGGCCTCGCCCTTCAGCAGCTGCCAGTCCGCCCAGAGATTGCCGTCGGCGTAGTCCGCGTCCAGGCAGAGCACAGAGCGGGAGGTCACCTGCTTGCGGCTGCCGTCCTTGCAGTAGCCGCCCACAAAGCCGCCTACGTCCTTGACTTCCGCCTGCCGCTCCCGGCTCATGGCCTTGTATTGGGCCACGGTCTCGTTGGTTACGACAAAGCGGCTCAGGTGGTCCAGCAGCTCAGACCACAACATGGTGCGGTTCTTCCATTTCTTCGTCTTCCGACCGGTGCCCAGGGCGATCTGCAGCGCCCGGTCGTGTTCAAGGGTCATCAGGCTCACCCCCGTCAATCCTTCTTGTAGAAGCGCGTTGAATAACCATCCGCGTGCAGATACCTGGCCAGATCGGGGGCCCAGCTCACCGGCTGTCCCATGATCTCGGCCACGTCCTCCCAGCGGGAGCCCTCCGGAGCCTCGACGATGCACTCGTCGTGCACCGAGAACACCACCGGATATCCCGCGTCCTCCAGCCGCAGCATGGCTTCGGCCAGTATGTCCCGGGCGAAGGCCTGGACGATGTTCTCCACCAGCCGGCCGCCCCAGGTCTCCATTTTTTCCCATTTTCGGGTGGTCTGGTTCTGGCCCATAAAGCGGATGCTGCCGGTGCTGTCGTCCAGACATGCACCCCAGTAGCTCAGCCTTCGCCCGCTGGGCAGAATCAGCCTCAGAGCGTCTCTGTCGCGGGTATAGGCGCAGCCGTTGGCCAGTTTGAATACGTTGCCGGGGGAGCGCAGCGCGGCCTTTGCGGCCTTCTCACAGGCCCTCCACAGGGCGGTGATTCTCGGCGAAGCGGCACGCCAGCTGTCAATGAGGTCTTGCAGCGCGTCGTCGGTCAGGCCTAGCTTGTCCGCGCCGAACTGCTTCAGAGCGCCAATGCCGCCGCCATAACCGCACGCCAATTCCATGATCTTGCCCTTCTGGCGTTCCGGGCTGCCCTTTTTCACGCTATCCTTGGGCACGCCGAAGGCCTGGGCGTAGCTGGCCTCGTAGATTTTACCGTCGCCGGCGAACACGTCCAGCCGCCATTTTTCACCCGCCAGATAGGCGATGCAGACGGCCTCGATGGCGTGGTAGTCCGCTACCAGGAATGTACAGCCGTCCTTGGCCACGATGGCCGTGCGGATCAGCTGGCTTAATACGTCGGGCACGTTGTCGTAGACCAGCTCCAACCCCTCTAAGTCACCGCGGCGCACGATGTCGCGTACCAGGTCGATCCGCTCCAGGTGGTTCTGGGGAAGATTCTGGACCTGAATGAGCCGTCCAGCCCAGCGGCCTGTTCGGCCCGCGCCGTAGTACTGGAGCGTGCCGCGGATGCGTCCGTCCCGGCAAGTTGCGGCCTCCATGGCTGCGTACTTGGCGGTGCTGCTCTTGCCCAGCAGCTGTCGAAGCTGCAATACCCGCCGGGTCGTGGGGTCGGTGACTTTGGTCAGCAGGTCGGCCAGCGCCTTTTTATCCAGGCTGTCGGGGTACAGGCCGCGGGTACCCAGCCATGTCTTGAGCTGGGCCACGCTGTTCGGGTTCTCCAGCCCGGCCAGATCACGCATTTCAGCCGCCTTGACCGCCTTGAATGCTTCGTCCATCGCGATGGCCTCCGAGGCAAGCTTCAGGTCGATCTGAATGCCTCGCTCGTTGATACGTGCGTCCAGACACTCCACGCGGCGCTCAGTCTCGGTGACCCGGGTGCGCCACAGCCGGGAATAGATGGCCCGTTCCGTCTCGGTGTCCCGCAGACAGTACTCCTTGAACTGCGCCCACTTCTCGGGGGCGTGCTCGGGCCGGTTGCGCGTCCGTCCGCCGTTGGTCTTGGTGGCCGCGCAGGGTTTGCAAAAATATCGAATCAGTGCCTTGCCCGTATCAAGTTTCTGCTGATCCAGCTGGAGGGCGGCTCCCGCCGCCTCCAGCGTCATGGGCAGGCCGTTCATGGCCGCCAGGTGCATGGTATCAACCCATTGTTCCGGGGGCGTGTAGACCCCCAGAGCTTTGTTCAGGCAGGCCCGCTCGAACTGATAGTTATGGGCTGCCTTGACGATTTCCGGATCCGTCAGCGCTTCGGCCAGCCAGGGCGGCGGGCCGTCCTGTACGAAGTCCCATACCCGTACCGGCTCTTCACCGAAGGCGTAGGACATCAGCAGAATTTCGAAGTCCGTGGCCTCGACGTACCTGAATACGCCGGCTTTGGCCAGGTCCTCGCTGCTGAAGGTCTCCAGGTCAATGAACAGGGTGTTCCTCTTCATCACGCCCGGCGAGACCACATCAGATAATGTCGTCATAGTCGTCTCCGTCCTCGCCCAGATCCTCGAAGTCGTTGGATGCGTCATAGCCCGCCAGGCGCTCGCCGTCCCTGACGAACTGCACGCCGTTCAGATAGCAGGTCACGCCCTTCTTCACCTGCGCGTCGAAGCCCGCCGCAGCCAGGCTCACGTTGCAGAAGCAGCCGGAGTAAACTACCCCGTCCTCTTCGGCAAGGGCCTCCTTGTGCCGTCCCATGACCACGGGGCGGTTCTTGCTGCCGGACCGCAGCACGTAGCTGCCGGCGTACTCGGGGTGCTCGTCCGCCATCTCGTCCCCGTCCTTCAGCGGGTTGTGCATGCTGGAGGGCCAGGGCGCTCCGGGCTTGCGCTTGCCGGGGAACTTCTCGTCAAGGGCCTTCGTCAGAGCCTCCTTGACGGCCTTGACCTGCGGGCTGTTCTTGGGGAGGATCCAGCTGGCGCTGTACCGGGGGTCGCTGTTGTCGTCGCCGGCTACCCGGTCGGCGCGGAAAAGGTGTTCATAGGACAGACGGACGTTTTTCAGCATGATTTTCTCAGACATGATTTTTCTCTCCTTTTTAATCAAGAATCTTGAAGTCTGCGCCGGGGTCGTAGTCCGGGCGCTTGTCGTTGGCAGTGGTCAGGGTGGGCTTGCCGGGGGTCTTCTCGATCAGATCGCCCACCAGCTCCGCCACCTTTTTCTTGCCCAGGGCCGTCTCCATGGCGGCTACGGATTTCAGCGTCGCGGGCTCATAGAGCGCTTCGGCGCTGACCCCGATGGGCTCTGTGGTCAGCACGTCCAGCACCCTGTCTTCATCGGCCCACTTCCGCAGGCTCCGGCCTTCGACCACCTTCAGGCCGGGAATCGGCTCGCCGCTCAGTATGCGGTCGGTGGCAGTACGGGTGATGCGGTCCAGCCACATCTTGATGAGGGGCTCCATTTGAACGATCTCCAAATACTGGTCGTCGGTCAGATGGGGGACGGGCGCCCGCAGGCCATGGGTCTCCACAAAGTCGCTGCAGTATGCGGCCAGGGTCGGGCAGCGCCCGGCGTGCCGGCAGAATTTGCGGCACCATGCCCCGGCATGGTATTCCGCCTCGCCGCCGAAGGCTGCCTTCGCCGCCGGTACAACTACGCCCTCAGCCCAGGCCAGCAGGTCGGCCACGCTCATGACCGCCTCGCTGATGTTGTTAATGCGGGGCTGGTAGATGGACATGCGCACCGTGTCGAAGTCATAAATGCATCCATAGTCGTTGATCGCGCCCAGGGCGTAAAGCATCATCTGGGGATTGTCTGTGCTGTCTACGGCCACGCCTTGGCCGTATTTGTAGTCGATGACCGTGATCGCCCCGGCGCTGATAATGACGCAGTCCCCGGTGCCGAAGCCCTGAGGTACCCAGGGCGAGAAATCCAGCCGCTGTTCCAGCAGCACGGTGTCATCCTTGCCGGATACATGCTCTTGAATGTAGGCCGCGTAGGCCTCCGCGCATTCCAGCATTTCGCCAGTGACAGCGCCGTCCCACTTGGCCCGCAGGGCCTTCAGGGCCGCGTCCAGCTCGCTGTGGCCGCTCTTGTCCCGGGCGGCCTCCGCGTATACCTGAGCCACCTCGTGGGCGATGGTGCCCTCCTGGGTGTACTCGTTCCCCTCGTTGGGGTATTGCTCGTTGGCCACCGCCGACGCGGGGCAGTGGAGCCAGAGCTCCGCGCCGGACGCGCTCAGCAGAGCGTGCGCCCGGGCGGCGTGATTGATCTTCTTAGGCATTACAGCGCCTCCAGTTCGGCCTTGAAGCTGGCCACCACTTATCATCAAATCCGAACCCTCCATCGTATTCGTGAACGGGACGTTCG